TGGTATGATTAGGGGAGCTTCGTATCCTTGATGACTAGATAATATTCTCATGTTATAGTAAATGGCGTATCAGCTTCAACCTGGAATGAACATAGTAGAGAATCCCGCTCGTCCACCCGTGTGTGCGACTGAGGAAGTTTTTGCTTATCCCCAGCCCAGTACACCTATGAACAGGGCGTCTAGCCGCCCCAATACCATGTTATACGGAACCGCTCCTTACATGGCTGGAAAGGGTGCACCAGCCGCATACATCGATACAAGCGACGAACTTCGTCCTCAATCCACTACACGTTTCAACAAGATACTTGCTAGGACGTACGAACAGAACCTCTTCCCTCTCCAAGATATGAAGTGCAAGCTTCCCCTTAGAACCATGACTTACGAGCCCGAAAGTACTCGCGCCGATGTTCAGAATGCTATGTTCTCGGCTAGGTATTCTAAGGGCAAATAAACTCAATAAAAATATTTACTAAAAATAAGAATGGCGGATCCCCTTTCGCTAGTAGCTATTGCAGGTTTAGCTTATGCCGGCAAAAAATTGAGTGAATCGAGGTCCGAGAGTTATCAGGGTCCCGAAATACAGGTTCAGCAGCGCATGGTTCAGGAGGAAGTACCGAGTGTATCTCTACCCAGACCCACCGTTGTTAGTAATGTCCCGGATCGCAAGATAGAGCTTAATAATTTTAGTGATATCGTCCCGCAAACGCGATCTAGCGGTGGCGAAGTGTTAGAAATGCGCAATCGCATGTTTGATGGGGGTAGGATGAACAATCTCTCTCCCATTGAAAAACAGCTGGTCGGACCGGGTATTGCAGTAGGACCAGATGTTCCCGCAGCCGGTGGTTTTCATCAGCTTGTACGCGTCAATCCCGAAAACGTAGGCGCACACCGTCTTACTACTCTCCCAGGTAGAAGTGGTCCTGCCTTCGATATTTATGGCGGTCGGCGCGGAAAGATGGGTGAGATGGGTCACAACCGTCCCGAAAAAACGGCTTATCTCCCTACTCGATTACCTCCCGGCGGTGGTCGATCTCAGGGTTTCGGTGGACATATTCCGCGTGGAGAGCACGTATCTGGAAAACGCATTACGAACCGTGCACAAGACGGTCTTCGCGATGATACTCTAGGGTTCGGGGGTGCTAAGC